GATATACGTGAACGCCTTGAGAAGGTTATCACAACCGAGGACATCGTGGCCATGCTGCACGAGATCGCAAAGAAGGGCGATATCCGCGCGCTGCAAGAGATCTTCAAAATATGCGGCACATACGCACCAATCGAGACAAAGAGTGAGATCGAGGAAGTAATCACGTTAGAGTTCACCAATGCGAATCCGGATAGCACTACATGATGCGCAGCGAGATGTTATCGGACGCCGAAAGCGATTCAACGTACTCCGTTGTGGGCGAAGGTGGGGCAAGTCACGCCTCATGTTCGCGCTTGCGGCGGAAGCTATCTACTCAGGCAAACCCGTTTCGTACTATGCGCCGACTTATACGGATTTTGAAAAACGCTGGCAAGAGGCCAAGCAGTTCTTTGAGCCGGTTATTGAGTCAGCCAATGAGGATAAGTTCCAAATGCGATTCAAAGGCTCAGCAGCTCCGTGGGATTGGTACGGACTGCACAGGTATGACGGCGCACGTGGAAACCGGTACGCTTTGGCGCTGATCGATGAAGCTGCCCACTCTCGCAACCTTGAGCGCGCATGGATCGACGTTATCCGTCCGACGCTCGCAGACTTCAAAGGCTCGGCGTGGTTCGCGTCAACTCCATTTTCGGGATCGTACTTCAATGATCAGCTTTGCAAGCACGATGATGACCGCTGGGGGCAATTCCACTATCCAACTTCTACCAACCCGTTTATCGATGCGGGCGAAATTGAAATGATGCGCAAGGACATGCCGAGCATCATATTTCAACAAGAGATCATGGCCGACCTTGTGACCACCACAGGCGCGCGCCTCAAACGTGAATGGATAAAGTACGGCGAGGCACCTGAGGGCGCGTCGATTGCATTCGGCGTCGACCTTGCCATCTCCAAAAAGACGGACGCGGATTTCTCCGCTATCGTGGTTTCGGCTAAGCACAACGATTCGCTATTTGTTGTGGATGTGGTCAGAGTTAAGGACTCATTCAACGCCACCTTGGAAACCATTAAGAACCTCGCAGCTCGCTACAACCCGCACATCATCACCATCGAGGCGGTGCAATATCAGGCGGCAATGATTCAAGAGCTGATAAGAACTACGACCCTGCCAATCAAGAGCGCGCATCCGACGAAAGACAAGGTGACGCGCTTCATACCGGTTGAAGGGAAGTACGAACATGGATACGTGTTCCATTCTAAACACCTCATCCGGGAATTCGAGGATGAGCTACTTACATTTCCAAATGGCGCGCATGACGATATGTGTGACGCGCTTGCTTATTCATTTGCCGGACACGCGCAAAACTTTTTCGCCTTCCAAATATGAAACTCTTTGGTCTTGAGATCAGTAGAGCCAAACAGCTACCATTACCGCAGCCACGTTCGGCGTATCAAATCGGTGGTGGGGCTACGTTTGAACTGAACCAATCATTTGCCGAGCTTGTTAAGCAGGGCATGTATCAAAATGCCGCAGTGCAGGGATGTATCTCGGCCTACACCATGACGCTCAATGAACCGCCGCTTTATGTGATGGCAAACGGCGTGGAGCAAGAAGAGCATCCGCTATCGAAGTTACTACAAAAACCAAACAAAGCAATGTCAGGCGCGCAGCTGCTATCGTTCATTGCGTCGTATGTATCCATCGGTGGGAACTGCTATCTTGTTAAGGTCCGCAACGCACAAGGCGGAGTTGTCGGTCTGTATCCATATCATGATGGGCAGATGACGCCGGTACCAAGCCAATACGAATGGATCGACCACTACGAGTACAAAGTTGACAATGTGACCAAGATCATACCTGCCGACGATGTGATCCACTTCCGCAGCCACATCATCGACCCGCTCAGACCTCACAAGGGCATGAGTCCGATCTTGGCAGCGGCGCGTGGCGTGGATATCTACGGCGAAATGGAAAAGATTATCTACTCGACGCTGAAGAATGACGGTATGCCGCGCGGTATGCTATCCTTCCCGCCTGAAGCAGCGATGAGTCCGCAGCAAATTGATCTACTTCGTGAACAGTTTGGCGATAACTATGGCGGGGCCAAACGTGGACGCACCGTTGTAATGTCAGGCGGCGCAACCTATGAGCGCCTATCGTTCAACCTTGAGGAATTGCAGGCCGATAACATCATCAGCCGCGCAGAGGTAGCGATATGCCAAGCATTCCGCGTGCATCCGCTTGTGGCCATGACGTATGCGGGGCTTATGAACTCCACGTACTCCAACATGGAAGAGGCATTCAAGCAATTCACCACGCTCACACGCGTACCGATTTGGAACGCATGGGAAGAAACATTCGAGCAAGGCTTTGCGGCGGAATATCCTGACATAGAACTTGAGTTTGACCTTTCGCATGTTGAAGCTTTACAACCAAGCACTGAGGCAGTGCACGCTTCAGCTATTCAGCAGTTCCAAGCGAACATCATTACCCAGAACGAAGCTCGCGTGATCTTAGGACAAGCGCCGATTATTGAGGGGGATGTGTTTACCTATCAGCTGAATCCGATGGCACCGGCAGGAACCGACCCACTGGCTCCGCAGCCCGAAGGGACATACGAGCCGCCTGAGGTAATTGACGAGGATGCATTTCCGTCTTTTAACGGCGAGGTGACGCACGACTACCTCGGTAAAGAATATTCGGTGCAATACGAGATGGTCGAATGGAAGCGGCAAGATGACCGCAATGAACTGTACGTGAAACGCATTGCCAAAGACTTCGCCAAAGTAGCGTCCGAACTTGAACGCACGGTACTCACATCAGTAAAGACCCGCGGCGGCGCATCGGTTAAAATGGAGCCTTTCAATTTATCGGTGTGGGTAAAGAAATTTATAGACGGCACAAAGCGCAGCTTCAACGCGCTCGTAACAAACGTAATGGGCGACAGCTTAGAACAAGCTGGAACAACGATGGAGGAGTTTGGCAATACGAACTTCGAGGCAACCCTCAAGGAAGCCACCAAGCTATCCACGGCGCAAATCACGGAATCGGTCGGCACCATCCGCGATGAATTACGCAAGACGATTGAAGGCAACGCCAATCTGACGGCCGATGAACTATCCACCGTAATCAAAAACCAATTCGAGATAATTAAGACCTCACGCGCCGATCTGATTGGCCGCACGACCACCACATCCGTAGCCGGCAAGACACAGCGCGAGACGTGGAAGAAACGCAACGCGCAAATCGAAGACCCGAATAAAAAGATCGTGCCCGTATGGACCTCACGCAATGACGGCAAGGTAAGATCGTCGCATTCAGCGATCAACCGAACACCGCCGAACGCTGAAGGTTATTGGAATTTGAACGGCGCACGTGTTTCCCATCCGGGAGACCCGAATGCGGCGGCTAAGGATTCATGCAACTGCCGGTGCGTACTTGTACCAACACGAGCGGGGCGAATATGATGCAAGCGACTGAAAATAAAGTACTTAACTGGGAAGACGAAGCAAAACTCCGCTCGCAGGTGCACATGGCGGTGCGTCTTTGCACCAATACCGCTAACCTAATGGAGGCGCTCAGTGTCCTAAAAGCTGAGCACGTTGAAAAAAAGTTGACGCAACGAAAAAAAGTAGTTGCACAGAATAAGTCCGTCACCTAACTTACCGCGTGTAGTAGAGTTGCTCTCTGCTGACGAACCCTAATTGCGAAAAGGCGCAATCACCTAACTTATTGGGCGGTTGCGCCTTTTTCGTATGGAATACAAACATGGGCTCAAAGCCCACATCAAATCCGCTTCTGAAGGAATCATTGAAGCGGTCGTCTCTGTTTTCGACAACGTCGATTCCTACAACGAGCGAGTTATTCAAGGGGCTTTTACCAAAAGTCTCGAAACCAAAATGCCCAAGGGAGTTTGGATGCATAACTGGGAATTACCAGTGGCCAAGACTCTCGAGGCCGTGGAACTCAAGAGTGGAGACCCTCGCCTGCCTGATTCCATCAAAGGCTACGGCGGTCTTTTCATTCGGGGAAAATTCAACCTCAATACTCAGCGCGGTAAGGAAGCATTCAGCGACATTGCCGAAGGGATTATCGATGAATTTTCCATCGGGTACACCGTCAATTCAGACCAAATGGCGGAAGACGGTGTCCGCGAACTCACAGATGTAAACCTAATGGAGTGGTCTCCGGTGCTGGTCGGTGCGAACCCGGCAACGGCGATCCTATCGATGAAATCTCAAATGTCCTTCGACTCCGATGCGGATGCTCTGGTCACAGACATTAAGCGGTTCTTGGAGCGCACGAAGGTACGTGGAGAGATGAGAGTAAAGGAAGGGCGCAAGCTTAGCGCCGCCAATGTTAGCCGCGTGAATGCATTCATCGAAACCGTCAAGGCAGGGCTTACCGATCTTGAGGAAATGATTGCATCCGCACAACCTACAGAGAAGCAGCTCGAATTACGAGCGCGCCAACTCAAACTGAAATACGAACTAATCAAACAAAGACTATGACACTGGAAGAAATCATTGCAGCGCTTGGCGAATTGTCAGCGCAGTTGCAAGCAATATTGGATGCTCAGGCACCTACACAAGCTCAGCTCGATCAGGCTGATGAACTTGTAAAGCAGATCGAAAAGCTCGAAGGCGAAAAGAAGGCCATCGAAAAGCGCGTTGAAATCAAGGCAGCAAACGAAGCCCGTCTTGCATCACTCAAAACACCCGTACCGGTAATACCTTCACCTACAAAGACCGAAACCGTGAACACTGTACACGCAGCACCGGCACGTAAGAGCCGCGTATTTGAAAATAACGAAGCCGCTTACAAGGCTGGCCGCTTCTTCCAAGCCGCACTTGGCAATTCAGGGGAAGCAAAGCAATGGTGTGAATCAAACGGCGTGGACTTTAAAGCCCTCAGCTCCAACGTCGAAGGCGGCGCTGGCTTGTTTGTTATCCCCGAAGTTGAAACCGCGATTGTTCGCTTGGTAGAAGAGTACGGAATCATCCGTAACTACGCCGATGTGACATCCACCACATCAGATCGCAAGATCAAGTGGAAACGCACATCGGGCAACACCGCGTACTTCCTTTCTGAGACAGGCACACCGACATCCACCGATGCTCAGTGGCAGACCATCACACTCACACCGAAGATTTTGGGCGCGCTCACAAAGTACTCCCTGATCTTGGACGCTGATGCATCTGTAAACCTCGCAGACGAAATCACACGTGAACTTGCATACGCTATGGCTGTCAAGGAAGATCAGTGCGCGTTTGTTGGTGATGGAACTTCCACATACGGCGGAATCGTTGGCTTGGCTGGCGCTTTCAAGAAAACACTTGAAGATGGCGGCGGAACATGGACAAACGATACACACAAGGGCTATCTTGGCTCGGCTGTTGTTGCATCGGGCAACGCATTCAGCGAAGTGACCATGCAAAACTTCATCGACGTGAAGAACAAAATCGCTCGCTATCCCGGCATCAACCCCTCATGGTTCATCCATGACGCTGCTGCTGCTGCAACAATGGAGCGCCTTATGTACGCACTGAGCGGCAACAACGTAATCGACGCAACCAATGGCGCTCCTCAGCGTTTCTTGGGCTATCCCGTTGTATACGTAAACGCAATGCCGAGCACCGAAGCAAACAGCCAAGTATTCGCATTGTTTGGTGATCTGTCTATGGCTTCGCTGTTCTGCGAGCGTCAAGGCGTTGAGATCGCAACCAATACACAAAGCGAGACAAACTTCCTCACACGCAGCGCGCAAGTGCTGGGCACAGAGCGCTTCGATTTCATCGTTCACGACAACGGTAACTACAACGCTACGGCAGCAAATCGCACACGCGGCGCAGTTGCAGCTCTCATTTCACAAAACGCATAATATAGGAGAACCA